CAGGGCGCTTATCGCGGCAAGCAGGGTGTCCCCGTCGATCAGTTTGCGGCAACCGTCGCAACCACGCGCACAACCCGTTATCCGTCGCTCACGCCGGTTGAGCAGTCCACTGATCGCCGGTGGGTCTTCCCTGCCGATTATGACTGGAACGATCTGATCGACAGCATCGATAAGCTTCGTATGTTGATCGACCCGCAGTCGGCTTACGTCATGAACGGCACCGCCGCCATGAACCGTGCGATTGATGACGAAATCATCGCAGCGTTCTTCGGCACCGCGAAGACTGACGCCAACGGCTCGACCTCGACCACCTTCCCGTCTTCGCAGATCCTGTCCGCTTCGGAAGGTGCATCGGCGGCTACCGGCCTCAATGTTGAAAAGCTGAAGGCTGGTATCCAGCTTCTGCTTGCCAACGAAGCATGGGACCCGGCGTCGGGTGATCGGATTACTGCCGTTATCACCGCCAAGCAGAACCGCAACCTGATGGACGAAATCCAGGTGATCAACTCGGATTACAACCCCGAGCGCCCGGTGATCAACGACGGCTTCGTCATGTCCTGGGGCAAAGTTGATTTCGTCCACTCCGAGCGTCTTACCCTCAACGGTTCCTCTCAGACGCAGGTGCCGATGTACGTCAAGACGGGTATGCACCTCGGCATGTGGAACGATATCAGCGCGGATATCAGCCAGCGTAAGGATCTCGGCGGGCTTCCCTATCAGGTCTATCTGTACGGCACGTTCGGGGCTACTCGCCTCGAAGAAAAACGCGTCGTCCAGGTTCCCTGCGCCTAACCGAAAAGGATCTAGACAATGGCTGTCGTCAATACGAAGTCCACCACAATTACCAACCGGGATTCCGTCCCCTTGGTTCTGTCGGATGGTCGCATCATTCGCAGCGTCGTCAAGGGGGCGGTTGGTTCCGTCGCTGTAGGCGCTGCGGATTCCATCAACTCCTACTATCCGCTGGTCGAGATCCCCACTACGGCGATCCTTCGCGAAGTCCTGCTGACCTGCACGGCTGGCATGACCTCGCTGACGGGCAACGTCGGCGTGTTCAAGAACACGGCAAACAGCGCAGGTGTCACCACGGGCGTCGTGGCGAATACCTCGTCCAACACGTTCTTTGCCTCGGCAACCGCGTTGTCGTCGGCTCTGAACCGTTCGGACGTTACCAACACGGCGGGCACCTACACCACCGATCTTCGTGAAGTCCCGTTGTGGAAGGCCATTGGTCTTACCACCGATCCAGGGGGCACGTTTGATATCGGCGTGCAGGTGACGGCGGCGAATACTGGCTCGGCGGGCCGCGTGGCTCTCGAAATTCAGTACGTCGATAACGGTTCGTAATCGGGCGCGGCCTCAGCGATGGGGCCGCATCCTTTACCGGGGATAGATCATGGCTACTCGCCGTTATTCCATCAATGTTGATCAGAATGACCATACCCTTACCGATGCTGTCGGTTTGGCAATCGTTACGTCGCTGATCGAACTGACTGTTGACTGGGACGGGCTGATCTCGGCTGGCCTTTCCGGGCAACAGGCACGAATGCAGGTGTTGCAGGCGTTGGAGAAGATCCACGCTTATATTGAAGGTCCGGGCAAGTTTAACGTCAACGCCTAAAGGCTCTGGCGATGGCTTCGCAAACGGAAATCGTGAATCGGGCGCTGTTCAAACTGGGCGGCGCTCCGATCACGTCTTTGACCGACAATACCAATGCGGCGCGGGTGATGTCAGGCTTGTGGGATACCGTCCGCAAGGCGGAACTATCCCGGAGGTATTGGAATTTTGCTTTAGGCCGTGCGGCACTCCCGGCGCTCACAAATGCCCCGACCTGGGGTTATTACTACGCTTATCAGTTGCCAGTGGATTTTCTCAAAATCGCGCAAGTCAACGATGTCTGGTTTGTTCCGTCATTGCAGGATTATCGCAATTACGACGACAGCCCGTATGCGATTGAGGGGCAGACGATTGCCACGAATTTCACATCGCCTCTGAACATCCGCTATGTCATCAACGTCACCGATCCGAGCTTGTTCGATCCGCTGTTTGTCGAGGCGATGGCTTCCAAACTGGCTTATGAGGCTTGTTACGCCATCACGCAAAGCCTGCAAGGCCGCGACCAGATGGGGGCGGATTACAAACAGGCTATTCTAGAGGCGGGACGCGCAAACGCCGTTGCCAAGCCGCCGCAGGGCATTCCCGATGACGCTTGGATTATGTCGAGGCTCTGATGCCTAGGGCAGCACCCGCGCTTTCATCCTTTAATTCCGGCGAACTATCCCCGCTCGTTGAAGGCCGCGTCGATACTGGAAAATACCAATCCGGCGCGAAGGTCGTTGAGAATTATATCCCGTTGGTGCAAGGCCCGGCGCAGCGTCGAACCGGGACGAAATTTGTTTCCGAGATCAAGGATTCGACAAAGCAGACATGGCTTGTGCGCTTTGAGTTCAACACGCAGCAGTCCTATATTCTTGAGTTCGGCGATTACTATATCCGGTTTTATACCAACCACGGCCAAGTCCAGGTGTCGGGCGTTGCCTCCTGGGTGACGGCACACGCTTATTCCGTCGGCGATCTGGTCGTGCAGGGCGGCGTCAATTACTACTGCCAGGCGGCGCACACGTCCGGCACGTTTGCAACCGATCTTGCCAATGGCGATTGGTACGCGTTGACGGGGACGGTTTATGAAATCCCGTCACCATACCCTGCAAGCGATCTGACTGCATCCGATGGGACGTTCGGGCTTCGGTACACCGAAAGTGCCGACGTTGTGTATATTACACACCAGAACCACCCGCCACGAAAGCTGCAACGCTTTGCGGCAACGAATTGGACGTTTGTCACCCTCACGCCGACAAATGGGCCATTCAAGAAAGTAAACACGACGACAACGACGGTTGTGGCGTCGGCTCAAACGGGCGCGGCTGTCAACCTGACGGCATCGAGCGCGATTTTCTCGGCAAGCATGGTTGGTTCGTTGTTCTACCTCGAACAGACAACCGCAACTGCCGTGAACCAATGGGAAGCGGGCAAAGCGGTTACTGCCGGTACGCGTTGGCGGTCGAACGGGTGTAATTACGTGGCGCAAACAAATGCCACGACGGGCGGTGTTAAGCCGATCCATACCGAAGGGGTGTTGGCCGATGGTGCCGGCGGGGTTGTGTGGCTGTTCGAAGATCCGGGGTACGGGTACGGGCAGATCATTGGCTATACCTCACCAACGCAAGTCTCTGTCTACGTGTTCAAGCCGTTTCCTTATTACGCCACGGCTGGCAACGTCACAACCAAATGGGCTTTCGGCGCGTGGTCTGACGTTGAAGGTTGGCCGTCGCAAGTGACGTTTTTCAAAGAACGGTTGACGTTCGGGCGTGGGCAGAATGTCTGGATGTCGGTCTCTGGTGATTACGAGAATTACGCCAACAAAGACCCGAGCGGAACCGTTACGACAGATATGGCAATCAGCCTTACCCTCGTGTCGGATAAGGTGAATAACCTGCAATGGTTTGCCTCCGGTGACGCTCTTGTATGTGGTACTGCCGGGGCAGAATTTGCGATCCAACAGAACACAACAAATTTGCCGTTCGGGCCGGATAACGTCACCGCTCCTGTCGTCTCGGCGTTTGGATCTAAATCCGTCACACCGGTGAAAATCGCTGAAGTGTTCCTGTTTGTGCAGCGATCAGGGTTGAAGCTTCGGGATATCGTCTACGACTACCTGTCGAATAAATATCAGTCCTCAGATCAAAACATTTTTGCGGAACACGTCACCGCAGGCGGCATTAATCAGCTTGTCTACCAGCAAGACCCGCACTCCCTGATCTGGGCGGTTCGCGGTGATGGACAATTGCTGTGCATGACGTATTCCCGCGAGCAGTACGACAGCCCGCCTTATGGGGGATGGCATCGTCACCCTTTGGGTGGGAGCGGAATAGTCGAGTGCCTGGCGCAGATCCCGGCACCAAGCGGCGATCATGACGAATTGTGGATGATTGTACGTCGGACGATCAACGGCACGACGAAGCGATATATCGAATATCTTTCCAATGATTTTCTGACGACGGATGCGCAAT